GATGTAAGAGAAAGTTTGTAAATGGCTAGAGGTTTAACAAGTGCAGTTAAAACAGAACTAGCAACTGGTATAATAGAACCAGTTTTGTTGATAGAACTAGGATTTGGTACACCAGTTTATTTAACAAATGCAAGTTTTGACATAACATCTAGTGTTTCTGGTAGTTCAAGAACGTATTTATCTAATGGTCATCTAAAAAATATTAGTGCTGTTAGCGAAACAAATAAACCCACAAAAAACTCACTGATTATTAGTTTATCTGGTGTTGACCAAACTTATGTTTCAATAGCTTTGAATGAAAATATTATTAATGATGATGTGCATATTTATAGAGGGTTTTTAGATGATAATTTATCTTTAATATCTGACCCATTTTTATTATTTTATGGAACGATAAATGACTATAAAATTACAGATAATACTACAACAGCAAAAATAGTTCTAACTGTTACATCACATTGGGGAAACTTTAGTAAAACATCTGGAAGAACAACCACAGACAATTCACAACAAAGATTTTTTTCTGGTGATAAAGGTATGGAATTTTCAGCACTCACAGTAAGAGATATTAAGTGGGGTAGATAATGGCTAGTTTAAATTTATACAATGCCGAAGTAAAAGATGTACCAAATATAATTGATTTATTGCTTACTTTCAAAGAAGAAGAAGGTTTACATTTACCAAATGTTGATGAACCTAGATTAAAAAAATCACTTCTTACTTTTTTGAAAAAAGGACATATAATTTTATTGAAAGATTTAGATATAGACCAACTTATTGGTTGTGCTATTTGGTTTAAAAGTACCTATTGGTTTAGTACAAGTGAATGTATAAATCTTCATACTATTTATGTTAAAAAAAGTTTTAGAAATTTTAGATTATTAACATTATTATTTGATTCTATAAAAAAAAGTGCAAAACAATTACCAATTTATCTTGCTGTAACATCTGGGATAGAAATAGACCCAGTTTTTAAAAAATTAGGATTTAAAAGTTTAGGCTCTAATTGGAGATACAATTAAATGGGTAGTATAATATCAGATATTGTTGAACTTGGAGCAGACATAGTTGATGGTGCTGTTGACCTTGTAGATGATGTTATATCTTGGATAATACCCCAACCAGACATACCAGACTTTGGACAAATACAAGCAGACTTAGATGCTAGAGGAATATTAGTTAATAAAAAAAGTGCTAATGGTGCTATACCTATAGTTTATGGCACAAGAAAAGTTGGTGGTAATATTGTTTTTTTAGAAACATCTGGTGCTGATAATCAATATCTTTATATGGCTCTTGTTCTAAGTGAGGGAGAGATAGATGACATAACATCAATAGAAGTCAATGATAATCAAGTTACATTCACTGGAGATTTAGCAGACAATACCCAAGTTACTGTTGCAAGTAGTGATGCGAATTTTTTTGATGGTTCAAGTTTAATAACAGTAGAACCTCATTTTGGTTCAGATAGTCAGACAGCTTCAAGTTTATTATCTACATTAAGTTCATGGACAAGTAACCATAGATTAAGAGGTTTGGCATATTTGGCTATAAGGTTTGAATGGAATAATGATAAATTTGGCTCATTGCCTACTGTTCAAGCTGTTGTTAAAGGTAAAAAAGTTTATAATCCGAACTTAGATAGCACTGTAACTGGTGGTTCTGGTAGCCACAGAAAAGACACAAGTTCAACATGGGCATATTCAGACAATCCAGTTTATCAATTATTAGATTATTTAAGAAATGATAGATTTGGCATGGGCATAACCAATGAATATTTTGATAGCAATTTTGCAGATTGGCAAATAGCAGGTGATGTTTGTGATACTCAAATAACCCCTTTTAGTGGTGCTAGTGCCATTGATTTGATGAACAGTCATACAGTTATAGATACTTCAAAAAAAGCGATTGATAATGTGAAAAGCTTTTTAAGAGGTTCTAGGGGCTATTTAAATTTTACGGCAGGTAAATATAATATTTTAGTTGAAAGCACTGGCACAGCTTCTATAAGCCTTACAGAAGATAATATTATTGGTGGTATATCTGTAACCAGTAAAAACAAAAACTCAAGATATAATAGAGTAATAGTTAATTTTACTAACCCAGATAAAAGCTTTCAATCAGATACAGCACAATTTCCACCAATAGATGAAACTGGTTTGGCAAGTGCAGACCAACATTCAACAATGAAAACAGCAGATGGTGGTTTATTGCTAGAAGGTAGGTTTGATTTTTCTATGCTTAACAGCCCATATCAAGCCCAAGAAATGGCAGAAATAATATTAAGAAGGTCAAGAACAAGTTTAGATGTTTCTTTGAAAGCAGATGCTACAGCACTAGATTTGGCAGTAGGTGATTTGGTCAATATTACCCATGCAACCCCAAGTTTTTCTGCAAAACCTTTTAGAGTGCAGGGAATGACTATAAATTCAGACCATACAATTAATTTGGTTCTTTCTGAGCATCAAGATAGTTTTTACACATTTGGCACTCAACAAGAGGTTGCAACTATACCAGACACAACTTTACCAAATCCTTTTTCAGTACAACCCCCTGCAAGTATTACTTTATCTGATGAATTAGTAGAATATGCAGATGGTATTGTTATAACAAGATTACTTATTACTGTTGGTGTTTCGCCAGACCAATTTGTTGATAATTATGAAATTCAAATAAAACAAACATTAGACCCAAATGGAAATGCAGTAACTGATTCATTTAGGGAAATAGCAGTTGGAAAAATACTGGAATATCAACACCTTAATGTTATTGATGGTGCTACATACCAAGTAAGAGTAAGGGCAGTAAATACTATTGGTTCAAAAAGTACATTTATTTCTACTACAAGGGTTATTGTTGGTGGTGTTGATGCCCCTAGCAATGTTGAGGATTTTGCAGTTGAATTACATGGTCAAGACCATTTAAAACTTACTTGGACACCACCATCAGCTAATAGTGATTTAGATATATCATTTTATGAAATACGATTTCAAGATGTTACAACTGGTGCTAATTGGATTAATTCAACAAATCTTGTAAGATGCCCTAGAAGAAAATGTGATAATGCCATTGTTCCTGCAAGGGTAGGTTCATATTTAATAAAAGCAGTTGATAAAAATGGAAACACATCACCAGAAGCCACAATCGTAACTACAAATGTTTCTGGAATACAAGCATATAAACAAATATCAACTTTTACAGAAACACCAGATATCTTTACTGCACAAGACCAGATGGACACAACATTTCCACTAGCTGTAAAAATTGACCCATCTGGAGATGTAATATTATCACTAGATACAGTAACAAATTTTGATGATACAGTAGGAAATTTTGATAGTGTTGAAGGTGATTTTGAACTTGGTGGCACAGATACTACATCAAATCCAAACTTCAGTAATTCAAATAGAGATGCAAAAGGTTTTTATAATTTCACTAATAGCCTTACTTTAACACAAATATTTGATGGCAATATTGAACCAAGTATTACACTAGATTCAGAAAACCCTTATGATTTTTTTGATAGTGGTAGAGGTGCATTATTATTTGATGAAGCTAAAGCACCTTTTGATGGTACAGAACAAATTCATGCTTTCCATAGGGTGCAGATAGCAACATCAACAACATCGTTAGCTGACTGCACAAGCTTTCAAGACATAACACAATCAGCAACATTTAAATTTAAGTTTGCTAAGTTTAGATTAAAATTATCTAATGATGATGCTCAAACATCTAGTAATGTTAAGCAAATTAGTATAAAATTAAATATGGAAGAAAGAACTTTTGCAGAAAGTAATTTGGCAACATCAAGTGGGAGTAAAACTGTAACATTTACAAATCCATTTTTTGAAGTTCCTGCTTTGGGTATTTCAGCACAAAATATGGCAACTGGTGATGTTTTTACTATAAGTTCTAAAACAGTAAATGGTTTTAATATAGCTTTTGCAAATTCAAGTGGGGTGGCAGTAGATAGAACTTTTGATTACATAGCAAAAGGATTTGGGTTGCAAAGTTAACTGAAAAAAGGTATAGAAAATTATGGCACAAGTATCAGATGTAAGTTTGGCGAACCAAGGTTTTAGTTCTTTTAGAACTGAATTAAATAATATTTTGTCAGCTTTAAATACTCAACATATTGGAAGTTCTGCACCAAGTTCTGTTGCAACTGGCACAATATGGGTTGATAATGGAACGAGTGGTGTTTTAAAAGTCAAAATTAATGATGGCTCGGATAATGTAGAACTATTTCAAATTAATATAAGCAGTAATGCAATCAGCAGTAATATGAGTGTAACTGGTACAATATCAGAAACAGACCCAAATGCACTTCCATTAGCGATTGCTCTGGGATAAGGAGTAAAATA